CATTTCTTCAACATTGTACCAGTCCATAGAGAACTGAATCCATTTTAAAGAAGCACGTTTTGCCATTGAGTCCCAATGGTTTAACTTAAAAATATCAACACAAGGAATAGAGAGCTTAAACTCAGGGTAATCAAGGAACTCTTTGTTATTTGATTTCTCAATAACACGTTGAGTATACTTGTAAATTGCCATAGTGATTTCAGATGCAGACACTGAAGAAAAATATCCTTCGTTCTGCATGATGTACTCAGTAATCTGAGCATCAAAAGACAGATTGTTGTAACCAAAATGCCAATCTTTAAAATTTATGTTCTGTTGTAAAAACTCCAGAAACTTACGCATATCATTATGTTCACGATTAACCACAAAAATATGCTGTTCTTCAGAGTCGTACGCAGCAAAACAGGCAACAAAACAATTACAAATTGTTTCATAGTCCATTATCCAGAATTTACGCTCTCTTTCCATTGTTGAAATCTTAGACTGCTGTTGAACTTGCAGAAGCGTCGAGAATTGCTAAAGCAGAATGCGACGGATTAAAAGCAAAAATACTAACAAACGTTTTGATATCTTCGTGAGTATCAATGTAATACTCGTAATAAGTATCCATCATTCTACGTTCTTCAATGTAAGTTTTCTCCGAAGGATTTGAGCTACTCTTTAACGGAATAACTTGACCTTTGTCGTTTAACTTAGGAAGCATTTGTGGTTTTTCTTTCTGGTCCTTGCTGATTACTGCTAGAACTTTAGCGTTTGGATCATAAATGGCTTCGTTAAAAGGACATTCTTCACTTAACGGTAACATTCTAAACGTTCTTTGTCCATACCAGTCGGTGCTGTAGATGAACATACTTGCATTGTTTTCTTTCATTGTTTTTTTTGTTTTGGTTATTGATTTAAGGTAAAAGTGTTGTTCTTCATAATAGAACTAAGTTTCTCTTTATCAGAGTCGAACCTATCACAAAGTTCTCCTACTTCTCTGAGAGTGTCTTCTTCAATTCCCAAGATGCTTGCGTATTGTTTAAAATACTTTGCAGGAAACATAAAAGATTCTATGTACACCCACTCTGGAGTATGTGTACCATAGTAATCGGTGAGTCTTTTTTTACTTTCTGTAGAAAAAAGCGAATATTTTCCTTTCAGAAAAGCATCGTAATCTTCTGCCATTGGGTTAAAATCAAATACATACAAGATGTATTTATCGTCAATTGGAATACATGACTCCAACATGCTGTGAGTAATCAAATACTCTGTTTCAAAAAGTCTCCACTCGTCTGTATTTAGCTTTTCATAAAGACAGTACAAGCGCCTTTCACTTGGAAAAGCGTCTGTACCTTCAAGAAAAAGAAAAGTATCAACAGGTTTAGGGTGTTTGTTTTTCTTAAATCCTAATTGAGGATACAGAAACGTCAAAGACTTTTGAAAATACTTTTGATAAATCTTTTGAATCATAATACCATTTCGCTGTTTATCAAGAATTCGTAAGGGAGATTGAAATCTCTTTGTTTAAAATGATAACTCGCTTCTGCAAGTTTTGTATCCAAAACACTTTTCCAGGTAGACATTGTCTCATCTGAAATTCTAATTGGAGCAATTTGCATGTAAGGGTCAATCACGACAAATCTAAACGTAATCTTATAATCAGCGTATTCAGGGAGGCTTAAGTACACATGTTCTACAAGTTTGTAATACATTGCACCTTGCAAGTAGTATTTATAGTATTCAATCGAGTCTTTAAAAGAGTTGAGGTCTTTTGCTGATTTTTTAAGATCATTAATCCGTATCTCTTTTGCAACAGGGTCAATTACTAAATTGTCAAGTATACCACGTAATCCAAATGGATATTCTTCATTAATCATAGTGAGTTGAATCTCATTATGCTTAGTAACCCCCTTAATAGGGTCTTCGAAAAAACCCATAACATCAAGCACTGCAGGTGTACTCTTTAGTTTTTCTACAACTTCTGTAGCAAACTGATAAGTCTCATGGTCAATAACAATTCTTCCTTGTGACTTTTTAAGGTAATCCCAATAAGCAACATGTTTTTCAATGAGCATTTTTTCAAGACGTTGTACGTCTGTTTTTAATGATTGATATAGATTCATCTCTGTGAGAAGCATGAGTATTTCATCATTAAACTCGTGAAGGTCTTCGCGTAAGTCTTCTGGATACTCAACTTTGTTGTTTTTGTAAACAGCAAAAAGTTTTTCCAGTAAAAGACGTGGATTGTCAGAAGGAATATCAGTTGCGCTAAGAACAAACTGATCATCAAAAGATTCAGGGTTTAAAAACAAACAATGAATCAATGATCCTTCGATCATGCTACGTTCTTTTGTGTCGGTACGTTGTTTAAGAACGTAATGATTGTAAAATAATGCGGGTGAGAACAGTAATTTGTTCAAACCTGAATAGGATAATAAAAATGGAGTAGAAAAAAACTCTTCTTCTTTGTTCATTCTTTCTGAGAATGAAGCTCCGGATGAACTAAATTTTGGTGTTGCCATTATTTTATGTGTTTTTTGTTTTCGGGCAATTCCAAAAACTCTAAGTAATACTTTGCAAAATCTGTAATAACCTCAGTTTTAGAAAGAGTAAAGCTATTCTTTTTAGTATTTACAGCTGCTGTGTATGCTTTTTTAAGTTCTTCATAATCTTTTTTTGATATGATCATTTTTCGTTTATTTACAGTTGGACATGTCTTTTTTGTAATAACGTCCCAAGATATTACCATTGTAACTGTTTGCTGTCAAAACATCAAGTTTGATGTGATAAGACAACTCGCAGTAATTTAAGTACTTTTTATTGCAACAAAGCTCCAGGATTTCTCGTTTAAAGTGTTGAGCACCTTTATCTTGTATCTCCAAAGAAAGTTCAACACAAGAGCCGTGGTAAGTAATCCAGTCGGATTCTTTAACAACTCGCTTAAACACTTTGCGTGATTTTGTGACCGCTTTTTCTTTCTTTGTGATCTTTGTTTTCCGAGAATGAAAAAGACTTTTCTTACCGATGTAGAACTTGCCAGTTTTCACGTTTGTAATTTTGTAAACAAACCCTACTAATTCTTCGTAGTTTGGCAAGTCTTCAATAGAAAGAACAGGTCTTCCCGTCGGTAAATAAATCCAGTTGTTCATAATGTAGAAAAATGTCTACAAATTTAACATAAACTCTATAAAATGCAAAAGAATTAGAGTACCGAGTGTGTGTTTTTGTACTTGTCAAGCGCTTGGTGGAGTTTAGGGACAAACTCTTGAAATGCATACTTGATACCGTGGACTTTTGCAATGTCTGCAATATCTTTTTCTTGTGGTAAATACACGAACGGAATTTGGTATTTGTCCTTGTAAGCAGACATAGACTTTATACCGGCTTGATCACTGTCAAATACGGTGACAATTGCTTTGTAAAGTACTTTGTATTCTTCAATTTCTACTTGTGAGAACATGGTGTTTTCACTGTCAGGTGCTATCACGTCTACTTGAAGACCCATGCTTTTAATAACCATTGCGTCTTTTAAAGAAGAAGCAATAACTAAGTAATCATGTTCTTCTAATTGGTCATAACCTTGAGTGTAATCACAGGTTTTTATAAACTTACGTTCTCGATTTTTAGGTTGGTAAATCTTATAAAGAACACCGTCTTTTGTAAAATAACCGTAGACATGTTTTTGCGTAATGTCAAACTCTTGTTCAACAAATTTGTCAGAAGCAGTCTTTTGCATCGTGTAGCTTTCTAAAGGCATCACGTTGTACTTTTCCAGTAAATTGCTTGAAATATTATACGCAGACCAATATTCGCCGTCTTCTACAGTCCACTTTCGCGTTTTATAAGATCCAACTCTCCAACGAGCATGTTCTGTAATTTTGGTTTCGCAAACTTTACCAGATTTCAAATATGCTATGTAATCTTCGCGCATTCTTTTAAAGGTGTCTGTAAAGGACATTTCCCATAAATGCATCATAAGTTCAACAGCAGTTCCACCTTTACCAGTACTAAAACATTTATAACGGTAAATTTGAGAAACAGGACTATAGAATAAGTACATACTTGGTGTGCGGTCATTCGGATTAAAAAGCGAATGAATCCGTACATTCTGTCCAGTCAAAGACTCCTCTAAACCAAGATAATTTTCAAAAATCCAAGTAGTTGGAATGTCGTTGACATCGTTGATAAAATGTCTGCTTGAAAACATATCATTAAGTTTTTAACATGAGAAGGGGCAAGGACAAATCCCCACACCTTTTGTCATTGTAGTAGATAAGAATTAAAAAGCATAAACAGCAGCTGTAAATACTAAAAAGAATAGATTTAA